AGAGTAGGTAGCATAACAACAGATATTGTTTCGGATGGGCTAGTATTAAACATGGATGCTGCAAATAGAGCAAGTTATATCCCTGACAATTTATCTACAATTAATACTAGAGATACATCTTTCTCTGGAAGTTTAAACGGCGGAGTTACATTAATTGAGCCTCCTATTTCATCAAGTTGCTGGGCATTAGATGGAGTAGATGATTATATTTTTAATAAAGGTATACCCGCATTTAATGTTAGTGCTGGAGGAAGTAATAAAGCTACAGTTGATATATGGATGAAAAGAGATTATAGTCATGTTTCAGGAAATAGTAAAATGGTTTGTGCATGGAGATACTATGCTATATATAATGATAATGGAAGAATGGGATTCAATACTGGTAATGGAGATGTATATGGTCTTTCGAAAGAGGAAGTTACGGCATTAAACATAAATAATATATGGACTAATTGGACATTCTTTTGGAATCTCGATGTATCATATACTAATAATAAAATATATGTAAATGGAGAACTTCAAAGTATAAGTCAAGTAGCTAGTAGTGAAGCTGGAGGAAACAGAAGTTTTAATGACGGTAATTTTTCATTGGGTTGTTGGAATGCAGCATATACTCCCGGTATATTTGCTACTATGGAAGTACAAAGTATTCGAATGTATAATAGAGAATTGTCGGCTGCAGAAGTACTACAAAATTACAACGCATTAAAAGGCAGATTTGGTTTATAATATATTTATATAAAAGAAAATTATGGATTATTCAAATAGAACATATGCATTTGTAAATACATCAGATATCAATGATATCGATTTTTCGCAAGTTATGGAAACATCCGCGGATACAGTCAGAAAATCAATTGATCAATCACAGTTTATACTTAAATGGTATACAGCAGAATGGCCTTCATTCATAGCACCGTCTGGAAGTGTTTCTACGGCATGGCAAGGATCTCATGCAGAATGTTTAACTCAATTAACTTCTTCATTTTGGACTGATACTGGTTCAATGCCTTAAGTTTATATTGTTAACTACATATTTATATAAAAGGAAACTATGGCAGTAAATGTTCCTATATGGCCAGGCTCATCAAGTTTTTTTCCAGGTGATACTCCATTTGGATTTTATGACAATGATTTTGCTTTTCAAACAGAAGCAGATAAAATAGCAGAATGGTGTGCAAAAAGATTAGGATATCCATTATCCGATATAGAGTTACAAGATATAAATTTTTATACATGTTTTGAAGAATCAGTATCTGAATATGGTGCTCAGCTTAATTCATTTAATATAAGAGATAACATGTTAAATTTATTTGGCGCATCAACTGGATCAAATTTAACTGGACAAAAAGTATCATCAAATTTTGGCGGATTGATTGAATTAGCAGAAGAATATGGTACAGAAGCTGGATCTGGTGGAAATGTTACTTTATTAACAGGAAGTATAAATATTACATCCGGCGAACAGTTTTATGATTTAACTAATACAGCTTCAATAAATTTAGAATCAGGAACTCCTGGTGTAAATGCAATAGAAATAAAAAGAATATATCATGAAGCTCCACCGGCTATAGCAAGATTTTTTGATCCATTTATAGGATCAGGTGTTGGGACACAACAAATGTTAGATGCATTTGGGTTTGGTAATTATTCGCCAGGAGTATCATATATGATGATGCCTATCTATGCTGATATGTTAAGAATGCAAGCAATTGAATTAAATGATACTGTTAGAAGGTCAGCATATTCATTTCAATTATCAAAAGATAGAATTAGATTATTTCCTATACCAGATGGCAATAATTTTACAAAAGTATATTTTGATTACATATTAAAAGCAGATAGAAGTAATCCTCTAAAAGGAGCTACAGGTACTATTTCAGATTATTCTAATGTACCTTATGAAAATGTAGTATATGAAAATATTAACTCTGTTGGTAGACAATGGATAAGAAGATATACATTATCTTTAGCAAAAGAGATGTTAGGATATGTAAGAGGTAAATATTCGTCATTACCTATTCCAAACGCAGAAGTTACCCTTAACGGAACAGACCTAGTATCGGCCGCGCAAACCGAAAAAGAGGGGCTAATAACAGAACTAAAAGAAATTTTAGATACAATGTCAAGACAGGCACAATTGGAGAGAAAACAAGCAGAATCTGATGCATTACAATCTCAATTTAATAAAATGCCTATGAAAATTTATATAGGATAATAAATGGCTTTATTTGGTTCAGCAAGAGATGCAAGTTTAGTTAGATCTGTCAATAGAGAACTTATCAATAGATATATTGATACTGAAGTAGCATTTTATAAATTAGATCTTAAAAGTTCTAATTCTAATATATACAATGAATCAGATAATAAAGTATATTTTAAAAAATTAAAAATGCCTTGTTTAGCTTTAAAAGAAACAAAAACTGCATTAGGCGACGAATATGGATTAGATTATACCAGAACAGCAACATTTTCATTTTTAAGAGATGATTTAAAAGATAAAAATATAGTTACCGAACAAGGAGATGTAATTGAATGGGATGGAGAATTTTATGAAATAGATAATGTTTCTTCTAGTGAATATTTCGCAGGACGTAACCCGAGTAGAGATTTAGGATTTACTACAGGAGAAAGAGGAGAATTTGGATTAAGTGTAGCAGTAATATGTGAAGCACATGTAACTAGAAGAAATAGATTAAATATACAAGAAGTAAGAAGTGGCATTAATAAAAAACCTAACATACCAAGAAACTTATGAGTCGACCAGAATTAAATAAAACATATAGTTCTTTTTCTAGAAATCCAGAATTGAATAGAGCATATGAAGTACGTAGAGATACAGATAATATAAGAACACCTAAATGTACTATATATGATGTAGACTTTGCTATGTTATCATATATCAGAGATATTATACAACCTCAAATAATAGAAAATGAAAAAATTATAGATGTGCCTATAATGTATGCTAATGGAGAAAAATGGGCGCAAATTCAGGCAAAAGGTTTTATGTATGATGAAAAAGGTAAAATAATGACGCCTTTGATTACTTTGAAACGTAATTCTATCACAGAACGAGATACATTGAAAACATTAGGAGTTAACCAAAATCCTGACGGTAATGATTATGTATATAGAAATAAATTTACAATGACTAACAAATATGATAGATTTTCTGTATTGCAAGGTGTAAGACCAAGTAAAGAATTTTATGTTTCACCTGTACCAGAATTTATCGATGTATCATATGAAATGTTAGTATGGTGTGAATATACAGAACAATTGAATTCTGTTATAGAACAAATTATGCCATTAAATGGATTTGCATGGGGCACAACTTGGAAATTCCCTGTTATGATACAAGACTATAGTTTTGAAACTATTAATGCAACTGGCGAAGATAGAATAATAAGAGCTACATTACCATTTACTACCAAAGGTACACTTTTAATGCCATTTGAATTAAGAACATCGAATTTTCAAAAAAGATTTTCAATTAAAAAAATTAATTTCAAATCTGAAACTCAAGCATTCAATGTAAATGTTACAGACCCACCACCACCTACAGAAGAACAAAGATATTCTGCAGGAGGATCTTCTAGACAATTTCTAGGATAAATTAGGTTTTTACAAAAAATCTATATATATTAAAAACAAAAAAGGAAAGTTATGAACGAAAAGAAAAAGTTAACGGATGAAGAAATAAATTCTATATCAGAAATTAGACAAAAAACTTCAGAGAAAATAATGCAATTTGGCGAAATTGAATTAGAATTAATTTATCTAGAAAATAGAAAAGAAGAAATAGATAAAATTAAAAATAATTTAAAAGTAGAATTAAAAACTTTACAGGATAAAGAAAAAGATATATCTACTAAGTTAAATGAAAAATATGGTCAAGGTACATTAAATTTAGATAATAAAGAATTTATTCCTGCATAATCATTGTTTGGCATACTAGTTAAATATTTATAAAAAAATAAATAAGGAGAAATGCAATGGCAGAAAAAATAGTATCGCCTGGTGTATTTACTAACGAAGTCGATCAATCATTTTTACCAGCCGGTGTTGCAGCGATAGGCGCAGCATTAATTGGACCTACTCAACAAGGACCAGCTGGTATTCCGACTATAGTATCTAGTTATTCTGAATATTTAC